GGTCACTTGCATAGAAGCCGAGAGATCCTGAAATCTCCTGCGCTATCAATGAAAGCAGTTTTTGTTTTGATAATCGTGCCATCTGTTAAACTATTCCTAAATTGTTGTATTGTATTTTGGTACTCCAATCGCTTGACTGGTTGTTGCCGACTGCGAAATATCTGAACGAGTCAGCAGCGTGGGAACACCAGGAATGCTCTGGCTTGTTTTTTACTTCTCCTCTTTCAGTCGTTGCCCATCTGTATTGCCGTAATGCGTCAATTCCGTACTTGCATTTCTCGTGGTCAAACCAACATCTTGATAAGACCATCCTCACGGCATTGATGCCATCTTCGACAGGGAGCTTGGGAACGATGGAAGTTCTCATTCCTAAAGACTGTGCCGTCTCTACTCGTGATACTCCAGTTCCCAATTCCCTGACATTTGCATCGTGTGGGAGGTAATGCGTATCGTAAATGTACTTCTTCTCATCGAGAACAGTTGCATAAAATTCTAAACTCTCACCACTATCCTCATAGTAGTCTATGATGTGGAAAGCCGATCCCTTCTGCTGGACAAACCAGATGGCAGTCTTATCCGCCATTCCGAGATCCCAGTAGGTGTTGACTTTTATTCCTGTCTCATAGGGTACTTTTGTAATTCTTTTTTCTTCTTCTGCCTTTGCCAATCCTTTTGCGTAGATTGATCCTAGTGCTGCCGAGTCAAAGGAGCATTCAAACTCCGCCTCATAGACTTCATCTGGCATCAAGTGTTTTGCTTCATTCAGCTCCAAATCGGATATGATTCCAGTCTCGGAACTTTTAAAAGTCTCTGCGTACCATCCATCTTGATGATTAGCGTAATCATACAAGTCAAAGAATGCGTTATGACCTTGAGGAGTGCCAATGGCAATCATCCATCCTTCCCTGTCACTCAAGGCAGGTCGGATAATTTCAGTCCATAGTCGAGGTGGCATTTGTGCAACCTCATCGAGTACAACTCCGTCAATGTATAAGCCACGAAGGGAATCTGGTCGTTCACATCCTAGAAGCTGTATTCTTGCTCCATTGGGAAGATCAGCTCGTAACTCCGTCTCGTGGTAGGTAACATTTGGAAGAACATTCGTATATTCTTTCAAATAATCCCAGCTCGTTCTTTTCGCCATCGAATAGGTCGGTGCGAGGTAATAGTATCGTGGTCTGGACAATGTGTTCTGCATCGCCTTTTTTAAAATCTCATTGATGCACAAAACAGTCTTGCCGAAACGCCTGTGGCAGACCAGGACATTAAATCTCTTTAACTTATCGTGAACTTCCTTTTGGTGCTTTCGTGGTTTGTAGGGTATGACTATTTTCATACTTCATTTCCCCAAGCATCCCATCCATCAGTTTTTTGTCTTGCAAATAGTTCTATTCGTGGAAGATCGCCACATAGCTCAACTATTTTATTTCTAATAATAATTGGTTTTTTGCTATGCTTATCTCTTTCAGCAAGAACTAATTTATTAACATTGCCACTAATTCGTTTTGGTTTCCCTTTAGTAGCTAGTAAGCATATCTCTGGATTACATCTAGTCCAATAACCCATACCTTGAAAAAATTGATTTGTGCTTTTATCTTTGTTTTCTTTAATCCAATAAAAGCCAACTGTTTTATATTCAAATCCCCAAGATGATATTACTTCAATTTGTTGATTTAATAATGGATCGGTACACCATAAAAACAATATGCAATCTTTGTCGGCTAAATCTCCAACTGGAAGTTTTTTAATATCTTCCATCGACATACAAGAATAATGATGATCTGCGTTACTTATGGATTTTTCATTATTATAATTTTTAAAAGTCCAAGCTGGATCAGCGTAGATGATGTTATATTTTTTGTCCTCTGGAAATGGTATCACGCATCCTTGCTTCCCTGCTCATTGTTGATTATGTCTCGCATTGAAGCCACATCATCGCCTTTCACTACTCCCTTTCCTACTCGGTCAGGATAGTGCGTCTTATTCTCCAACACCTTGATCAAGTCCTTGAAGGGATCATTGAAGGTTTGTTTTCTGGTGTATTTTTTCTTGTTTTTCTTTACTCGCATTTTATATTTGGATGTCCGTAAGTCTTTGGCTATTGGGTTTGATTTCATATTAAGCGAATTGAAATAATGGGTTTGGTGGCAATGAAGCAAACAAATCTTCAAATTCTTTTAGTTTATTAATACGATCTTTTTCTGTGTTATATTTTTTAATTTCAATTCCATTGTCTCGAAAAATCTGTAAAGTTTTTTCATCCGTGTTCATTGGAACGATAGCTCCTTTAAATTCGTGTATGCCCACCGCCCTGTTGGGTTTAACTTCAAAATATTCAGTTGGCGTGTCAGCAAGTTTTTCTAAAAATTTAATCACTTCCTTTTTAGTTGCTTCGGAAGTGTGAGGATAAAATTCTTTGAAGTTAGATTCTATTGAATATTTTTTATCAGAAAATATGTTTATAAAATTATCAGCAAGATCGGTATTTCTGTCTTTTAAAAACTCATTTTCTTCTGTCAGCTTTTCAGTAAGTGCATATAAATCACTATACAGTTTAGACTTAATGTCGTTCATCTCCGTACTGCTAACAAGACTGCTTCTTGCTTTGGATAATTCTTTTTTGGTTTTAAACTTTCCTCTCATTATGGCAGCTAATGATCCAACTGAAGTCGCACCAAATCCCACTTCCTTACCTGCTTTGGTTTTCATATGTTGCAGCACATTATCCAAAGTGTGATCCTTGTATTTTAGTTTGCCCATATCGGTACGACCAACAATTATCTTTTCCTTGCCTTGAACTCCAATCGTATCAGTTAGGTTGTTATTCCACTCTTTGTATTCAGCATTTAATTCTGGTGTCCAAACCTTATCAAGCAATCTTCTGTATTCATATTTATCTTTAGCTAAATTAAAGTCTGGCAACAAACCTTTTTGTTTTAAAAAAGCCATATCCATCATATCTGATGGTAGATTGTTGATGCCTTCTTCAATTATTTGATTATATAAATTACCTGCATAGAACACATCTTGCCTTGATCCATCTTCAAATGTGTAGTCAGCTATTTTGTCATAGTCATAGCGAATATCATCAACCTCAAATATGTCAGAGAAATGCTTAATGATTTTATTCATTTCATCATCCGAGTACAATGTTCTGACAATAGGGTATCTCTGCGTATAGGCATCACCCTTATAGACTGGGTTTTGTCCTGATGGGATCATCAGTTCTGGATCACCGATCAAGGTGATCTCGCCAAACTTCATTTCCTCTATGTCCTCTGGAATTATCGCCAAGCTCGGCTTTGGAATGCCTCCGATCTTTTCATAATTCTCTATGGCACTTGCGCCTGTGTTGTGAATGACGAGCATACCTTCGCCTTCTTGAAATTCACCCAATATGCCTTCATTTACTTTTTCTTCTTCCTTTACATCCTGCAACAAACCTTCATTTGTCTCGGATCGCATAATAATATCGTCTAATGTAGGAACATAGGGTGGCGATGTGTCTCCTGTGTGAATAGGAAAATCCCATTCGACAGGAGGAGATCCTGTATGCTGTGGCAACTCGACCTGCTGTCCACTCGTATCGCCTGTGTGCTGTGGAAGGTCAAATACAGGTGGAATGTTCGGTAAAGTTAAATTCTTTTTTCTTTCTGCATCTGTTACAGTCGGATCTGGAGGAATGATTATTCCCCTGTTTCTCGCTTCAGCTTCGGACATTTGATTTGTGTAGCCAAAATCCCAAGTCTTGTAATTGTTCTCCTGGCTTAAATGCGAATCAATAACATCCTGTGCCGACATCGGCTCATTATTAAAAAAATTTCCTACCTGTGAGAGCAGTCCGAATGCAGTCAATGGCAGCATACCTGGAATAACATTTCCTAATATGCGATTAGAATTTCCTATGTTGGCTCTTGGATTTGAATATCCAAAAGAGTTCATCACAGGTTGAGGATTAAGTAATGGGTTTATGGGTATGACCTCTATTCCTAATAATCCTGTCGCCATTGGTTTTAATGTCCTTGTTGTTCATATTGAAAGCTCATAAGAAGTTTGTATTGTGTTGAAGTTGGTTACAATTGCAATTGCTCCGACCTCGTGGGGTGCTTGAATTATTTTACCTGGTAATACGAAACCAATGATATATTTTTGTTAGTTTTCAGCTATAAAC